CGAGCTCATCGAAATACATAACCGGGTTCATACACCGGGCTGTCATGAGACTGTCGGCAATCCGACCCCATGTCGAGCCCTCATACGTATAGCTATGTCCCACAAAGTTGGAGCTGTCGGCAGCACCGCCCAGACTGAAGAACTCGAACGGGCGCTTGAGAACCGTGGCAACACCGTTCTTGGCGAAGCTCGTCTTGCCGACACCCATAGGTCCCTTGAGAGCGATGACGTTCCCGACCGACTCCGGGTTGCTAATCCACTGTGCCAGAATCTGCATAATCTGAGTCTTGGCGCCCTGCATTCCGTAGACGGCCTTGTCGAGTGTCTTGCGAGTGTCGGCGAGGAACTCCGCACAAGGCTTGGGACCGTCGTCGAGCTTCACCGGCAGAGGCACGTGCTTGCCAAACGGCACGCGAAGGAAGCCATCGACCCACGTCCGCAGCTTGAAGCTCTCCCCGGCATCCGGTCCCATCTCGTTGAGCATGTCAATCTTCTTGATGACCGTGGCTTTGACTGAGTCAGAGACAGGCAGATCCAGAACGCGGAACTTGTAGGGAACGTCGCCGTCCTTCACTAGCTTGGCCAGCTCGTCCATCTTCTTCGTGAGCTTGCGCCGCTTGCTCTTGGGCAGCTCTTCGAAGTACTCCTGCTCTTCGTCGTTGAGAGTCAGAGCAGGCTCGTCATCGTCCTCCTGACGGCGTTTGTTCCCTGAGAGGCTCTTGAGCTTGCGGCCGGGTACGTACTTGTTCATCAGGTAACCGATGAAACCGTCGTCCTCGTCCTCTTCCTCGTCCTCGTCTTCCTCTTCATCCTCTTCGTCTTCGACTTCGGGTTTGTAGCCGCGGTTGTCGATTTCAATCTTGACATACCCATGCTTCGTGATGGGGATGGTGATTGTTCTCGGCACCTCTTCCTCGGACTCTTCTTCATCTGCCTTATCATTTTCGTCCTCGTCCTCGAGAGAAGTCTCAACATCCTCTTCCGTAACGGTCGGCGGAGCGTAGTCCTCGTCCTCGGACTCGTCTTCCGCATCCTTCAGGGTATCGTCCTCAACCCACTGAACAGCGGCAGGGGCGGGACGCTTGCGAAGGTTGTAGCGCTTCGGCATCTTGCTGCCTCCCAAGAAGAAAACCCCACGACTTTCGTTTTCTGTGCTGAATACAATGGAAGACATCGAGGTTATCGCGGAGAAGTATCAACTCGAAAACGATAAGAAGGCTGCCGCAGATCCTATTGTTCGTACCAGTCTGACCATTGTTCGCGACTTTCTCAAGGACAATGAGGTGATGTGCTACGGTGGGACTGCCATCAACAACCTGCTTCCCAAGGAAGACCAATTCTACGACCCGGTGTACGACATTCCGGATTATGACTTTTTCAGCAAGACTCCCCAGGAGCATGCCGCAAAGCTTGCCGACAAGCTTGCCAAGGCGGGTATCAAGAACGTGGAAGTCAAGCCGGGACAGCACCTGGGAACTTTCAAGGTCTTCTCCGACTTCGAGGGCGTTGCGGATATTACCCATCTCGACAAGCCTATCTTCGAGAAGCTCTGGAAGGAAAACATCACGCGCGATGGAATCCACTATGTGACTCCCAACTTCCTGCGGATGTCAGCGTATCTCGAGCTGTCTCGTCCGCAGGGCGATGTCTCTCGCTGGTCGAAGGTCTACAAGCGCCTGTCGCTGCTCAACAAGCACTTCCCCCTGGAATGCCCGGGTGTCAAGGAAGAGCCGACCAAGATGGACGAGGATGACCGCGAGTATGTCGAGAAGATTCTGAAGAAGGAGGATGTTGTTCTGCTGGGAATCACGGCGTCGCAGATTCATACGCAAAAGAAGAAGAAGGCGGGTTGGTATGCGCCTGTGACGATCCTGGCGAATGAGGAGACCATTCAGAAGCTCATCGAGGGAAAGAAGGCTCGCAAGACGGATGGAACGGATGTGCTTCCGACATTCTACGACATCGCGAATGACGAGGACAAGATCATCCTTCGAATTCACGAGACGGTTGCATGCCACAGCTATCACGAGATGAAGAACGGGATTCACGTTGCCAGTGTTCCGACTCTGCTGCAGTACTTCCTAGCCTATCTGTATGCAGGTGCCTCCGAAGGAGACCTGTCTCACCTGCTCTGTGTCGCGCAGCGCCTTGTGGATATCGCCAACAGCAAGGAGAAGCGCCGGTACGCACTCTTAACCCCGAGAGATTGTCTCGGAAGTCAGGAGACGTTGACTGAAATGCGAAAGCACAAGGCAGTGCTCTATGAGAAGCTCTCGAAGAACAAGAGCTCTGCTGATTTCTTGAAGTTCTTCTTTACCTACAATCCTCGCGATACGGCGACTCGTCGCAAGAAGGTCAAGGACGCTCTACGCAAGACCCGCAAGGCTAGGATCGAAAGCTCCTACTAAGACGCCACTGGAACGGAAGTCCCGTACAGCCCGAAGAGCAATCCTTAACACCCTGAAGAAACTGAAGATACGAATCGTTGCCATTGGGCGTCTCGTTGACATACGCATTCGCCCCCGTTGTGGAAGCAAAGGTTTGGTACACCAACCGCACCCTTGTTCTCATTGTATCGTCCGATGCATGCTGAACTCGAAGAGACGTCACTCCCGAGATATCGACACCACGCTGTCCACCTGCGCTCATTTGCTCCTACTCCAGATTATAAGCGTCCAGTATACCATGAGAGATCGAAGTATCGGCCACTTTCCGGCTTCTTCTGGAAGTCATCTGGCGGTGTCTCCGAGGATTTCATGAACACTTCGGCATTGCTCAGAGCACGCGAGTAATACCGAACGTTTCCGATGACGCCTTCCCACTGGCCACCAAACGTAGCCGCATCGCTGTTCTGCTTTGGAAGCTGTGACAGCGTATGGTAGATGCGCAGAGTGCCGTTGATGTAAATGTTCACAGACGTTTGGTCGACCACAATCGCGAAGTTGATCCACTTCATTGCGGGGATGTTGGGAACCAGGATGGTCTCAGGAGTCACACCATAGGTATTGATGACGACAATGAGAGAATTGGATGTGCTGTCAATGTACAGACCCGGGCAATCTCCCTTCGAGAAGATGCGCCGTCTGTTACCGTATCCTGCTGCGAAGTCTTTGACGAGCAACCAGCCCGCCCAGGTAAACACGGCTCCCTCCTTTTCGTTGAAGGAGCGCCGGATAAGAGCAGGACTGCTGTATGTCTTTTCCGCCCTCTGGGAGCCTTCCAGTACCAGAATCGCGTCGTCTTTAGGAGCTCCTGCATAGATTGCGAAATAGATGACGACTATCGCTGCAACCGTTATTCCTAGCCAAACCCACACGGACATTGTTTACTGTGTAGAAACAAACCCTCTCGGACCAAGGCGCAGACCGGCTACTCGTTGTGAAGAAGTCCTTGGAGTATTATCGGGTGCACGAGCCCCGCTTGGAGTCCAGACCATCTGAAGCATAGTCTCGTAGGACGTCTGTTTTTGGTATTCGAGAGACTGAGGATGTATAGTACGCTCTCCCATGTTGTAGATGTAGTGGATACGAAACAAGTCGCTCTGGTATTCCCGCGTGAGGAAGCCCATTCGCGCCATATGAATCGTCCACTCGAGATCTTCACCTCGAGTGGCATCCTTGAATCGAACCAGTTTGGCAATATCCGACAACATCGGATTGAGATGGTTCGGGGGACGAAGGAAGACATCGCCTCGCGCCATCTTGCCCGTGAGTCGATTCTCTAGACTGTGCGTGAATGTATACTGCGCAATCTTCCCCCGAAGGCGCATGACAGGCCAATTTCCCCGAATCATCTGAAGGACATCCTCTACATAGGCATCTGTAATGTCGTCGTCATCGTCGATGAACGATAGGTATTTGCCGTTTGCGCTGTCCAGTAGTTTCTGACGCTTGTTGCCAATGCTCATCTCGCGGTTGTCCACCTCGACACAATACTCGACTTTCAGTTCAGGTGCGATGCGGCCGATTTTCTCGCGCAGCGACGCGAGAAGGCTCTTCAGACTACCTTCGCGTTCAACAATAGACGGAATCAGAATCGACCAGTCATAGGCATACCGCTTGCGGGAAATATACATGTACATATCGTCATTCCAGTACTTCTGGTTGATTTGATAGAGGGAATCCATATTGTTTGCAAACCCAGTTCCCGGGTGCTCATGGCGAATGATGCAATTCGGAATGTACGCACAGATGTCCTTGCAGTCCGTGCGGCAGAGATCCGTGAGCTCCGTATCGCAGAAAAGGCTCTTGTAGGAAGGATGATAGATATATCCCTGGCGCTCGTAGAACGCCCGACCATATACACAGAGCGTATTCAGCTTGTCGGCCTGATAACCATCATTGAACCAGAGAATTCCGTTTCGGTCTGGGAATCTTGCAATCATCTCATTCCGAATGATATCGTCGTATCCATTGACCTGAGGAATCATATCATCCGAAACAAGAACCACGATGTCCCACGGATAGTCGATTTCATTCATGTTCGCATTGCACGCCTCAATCTTCGAATGGTTGTCGCTGTAGTAGATTCGTCCCCACTCCGTCTTTCGCATAAGGGTTTCAATTTCTTCGCGAACAAGGTTCTTCGTCATCGAAACGTCATCGAGATCGCAGGAAACTGCAATCCCCATGAGTTTTGGAGAATTGGCCAAACGGATGTACTTCTGAAGCGTCTCAATCACCCGTCGGGGTCTTGAACGGGTTGGGCATTTCAAAAGAATGCGCATTAGCGATATTGTCCTATGGTCTTAAAATGAATACTGATTCACTTCCGCGCCCTTGTTGTCGAGAATCGAGAACCTGAAGGAGTACCCGAAGATTTGCGCGAAGAGAGAATCGTCCTGCTGTGCCATACTTGACGCGCCGCAGGTTGTACCCGCCGAGAAGAACGCCTGCGCATCAGACGGCGACAGCATACCTGAGAACGTCCGCAGATTGCAGACGGAGCCCGAGAAACCGCCATTGTCGTTCAGGATGATATCACCGGTCGCGGGGCGAGGGACACCGGGCAGGACACAGGACTTCACGAGGCGGCCATTGATGTAGATGTCGAGGTTGCGGTCGAAGAGGGCGAGAGATACCGAGAACCAGGCCTGCAGAGGAACGTTCTCGACGGTGCAGGTAAAGATATCGCCCGACGCGTTCGAGGCTCCCGTCGTCGTGGTCGTTGCGGTATCCGAGTCACCGTAGTAGTGAATCGAGACGTCTAGACTGTTGTCTGTCGCATTGAGGGAGACTCGAGGATTCAGATAGGCCGCGTTGCTGGTGCTGACCCGCTTTACGATGTCCTTCGGGTTTCCAAACTTGTAGTCCCAGTCCTTGATGTACATCCAGAACTGCATTCCATAGTCCCCACCCTGTCCGATGGAAGCTGCCGCCGCATTGATTACGGTTCTCTCCTTTCCGTCGATGGCTACGGGAACCTGATCACCAGTGCTCGTGGCGCCGCCAAAGACAGACGGCAGCGGCTTTCCCGAGAGAGACCGAACCCACGCGTAGATGAGATACCCAATGAAAAGAAGCCCAAGGGTCGCGGCTACATAGACCCACGTGCTGCGCTTCGGAGAGGTGGGTCCCGAGTAATTCGGGACTGAATCGTCATAATCGTCCATTCTTATTGTTTAAGGAAGGGACTTTCTTGTGAACTTCTTGACTAGTGCTAATGGAAAAACGGACTCCGTCCGGGCAAGCAAATACAACAATAATGTACTGCAACAATTGCGGGGGAAAGGGGCACCTATTTCGAACATGCACAGATCCCGTCCTTTCCTGTGGAATTCTACTGATTGACAAACCCAATCTGCCAGTGTCCCCCGCGGATGTGAACGTTCTAATGATTCGACGCAAGGACAGCATGAGCTTCGCTGAGTTTATGCGAGGCAAGTATGAGGTGGAAAATACGGAATATGTTGCGCGCCTTATCAAGAACATGACTCTGAAGGAACAGGCGAACGTCGCGTCTGAGCCATTTGAAACTCTCTGGAGAAACCTCTGGGGAGACGACCGAATGTCCACGGACTTCGCAATCTCACGCGACAAGTTCAACCGACTTGACCGCTATGCGCTGGTTCGCGACAACCTTTCGGAGTATACGGAACCCGAATGGGGATTTCCGAAGGGACGTCGTGCCCGCGGAGAGTCTGACCTGGATTGTGCGTTGCGCGAGTTTGCCGAAGAGACCAACGTTCCACGAGCCGCCTTCATCGTTCTAAAGAACATAATCCTTGAGGAGACCTTCTCGGGTCTCAATGGTATTCGGTATCGCCATGTCTACTTCATTGCGCTTCTGAAACAGCCCGGGTTGGTTGATCTCAAGCAGCGATTCACACCCATGCAACGGAGGGAAATCTCCGGAATCGCATGGAAGACGATGGAAGAAGCCGATCTTCTAATTCGGCCTCATTACGTTGAGCGCAAAGGAATGCTGGAGCAGCTCAAGGTTGTGCTTCAGTCCTATGAGACAACTGATTAGACTCGGAAACCCGAGATATACACCGTGATTAGATAGGACACCGCGGCAATGACAAACGTCCACCACCAGAGTGGAAAGACGGTTGCTTCCTTGTCCTGGGTTCCGAACGGCCGAATACGACCCTCGCGTCCGAAGGCAATTGACGGTTTCAGATAGAGAAACCCTGCCATCAAAAACAGGTAGATGGTCACCATCCACATACGGTGATTCTTCCGTACCATTGTTAGTTGGAGTGTAAAGATTTACCACGACTAATCAATGGCGAAACCCTATATTTTACCGAATCGCAAGGCATTCGCAGATGCCATCACGCGAATGTTCCTGCGTGCCAATTACCGAAAGGGCGACGTTGACCCGTTGAGTGCCGAGGAAGCGGGCGTTGACCTCTGCATTCCTCGGTCTCGGAACACTCGCGAACTCTTTCCATACCAGAAGCTCGTGCGCGATTACCTGCTTATCGAGACGCCCTATCGCGGCCTGCTTTTGTATCACGGTCTGGGCTCCGGCAAGACCTGCTCGTCCATCGCGGTGGCCGAGTCACTGCTGACGACTCAGAAGGTGTTTGTCATGCTCCCGGCGTCTCTCGAGGATAACTATCGAGGCGAGATTCGCAAGTGCGGTGACCCAATCTATGCCTTTTCCCAGCACTGGGTGCTGCGAGAGCTTTCCGACGAGACGCGCCGCGAGGCTATCGCAATTGGAATTCCCGAGGGTTTCCTTGACCGTACGGGGCGTTTCTATGCGACAGTTCCCGATCGCGAGGCCAATTGGGATACGCTGTCTGCTCGCGACAAGGATACCATCACTGCTCAGATTGAGTCGGTCATTGATTCGCGGTTTACCTTCATTCGCTACAACGGTCTTTCTCAGTCCAACATTGCCAAGTATGCGCCCGAGGACAAACCGAATCCCTACGAGAACTCGGTGGTCATCATCGACGAGGCACACAACTTCATCCGTGCGGTATCCAACGAGTCAGACATTGGGTACAAGCTCTACAAGAAGATCTACGAGGCACGGAACTGCAAGGTGGTTTGCCTCTCGGGAACTCCAGTCATCAACAGCCCCCACGAAATTGCGTACCTGATGAATCTTCTGCGAGGTCCCATCGAGCGGATCATCGTCCCGTTCAAGGAGGCACCCACGTGGGATGAGGAGAAGTTCAAGACGGCACTGAAGGCGATTCCCGATATCGACGTTATCGAGTTCAATGCGATGAAGAAGCTCCTTCTACTGACTCGCAATCCTCCCAACTTCCGCAGCGTCTACAATGAGGCCGGAGAGCGCACCGCGGTGCAGTACATCAAGGACATGGTGTCTCCGCCCGTTGCACTGGACTGGGTCAACAGCTGGAAGTCCAAGTTTGAGACGGACATCGGTGGCGGCGAACTCGACGCAGAGCGTGTCAAGACCGAGATGCTCGAGTGCCTTCCGTCGAACTACGAAGAGTTCGAGTCGACGTTCCTGCAAGGTCTTGAAATCAAGAACCCGCTGCTATTCCAGCGCCGCATTCAGGGTCTGGTCTCCTACTTCAAGGGTGCCGACGAGCGCCTGCTTCCTCGCCGTGTCGAAGACGACAAGATGCTCGAGAAGGTCGAGATGTCGATGGAACAGTTCAACAACTATCTCCAGGTTCGATGGGGTGAGATGAAGGCGGATGCAAGCCGACGCAAGAATGCGGGTATGAACGACGATATGGGCTCGTATCGTGTGAACTCGCGTCTGGCGTGCAACTACGCGATTCCCCCCGATCTGCGGCGCGACAACGAGGATGCGGAGACGGAAGATGGTACACCCGAAAAGGCGAAGATTCTGGCTCAACTCCGCGACCAGCCCGACCGCTATCTCTCTGAGCGTTCTCTCGCGACGTTCAGTCCCAAGATGCTGAAGATTCTGAAGAACATCCAGGCGTCTCTTGGAGACCGTGGCAACTGGAACAATCAGTTCCTGTACTCGCAGTACACGTCTCTGGAAGGCATCGGTGTCTTCACCGCGATTCTCGATGCGAATGGCTGGCAGCCGTATCGAATCATTCAGGATGGCGGTCAGTGGATTGAAGACCCGACGATGGATCCCGAGAAGCCGGCCTATGCGCTGTTCACGGGTGGCAAGGGAATGGTGAGCGATGAAGTCAAGAGTGACTTCTCTACTGTGAAGCGCGACGCCATCAAGCGGTCTGCAACGAACTCGGAAATTCGCGAGTACATGCGCCAGATCTTTAACAGAAACTACGAGGACTCGATGCCTCCGAGTCTCAAGGCGTCTGTGGAAGGTCGTGGTTCGAAGCTTCTCTGCCTCATGATGGCTTCGTCGTCGGGTGCTGAGGGCATCACACTGGCCGATGTGCGGCACGTTCATATCATGGAGCCGCACTGGACTCCTGCGCGGCACGACCAGGTCATTGGTCGCGCGATTCGTATCTGCTCACACGCCAAGCTGCCGATGGAAGAGCGAACAGTCCGAATCAGCTTTTATCTGTCGGTCTTCACGGATGCCCAGACCAAGATGACCGAGGGTGCCGACAACATCGTGCCGATTCGACGCGCGGATACCAAACTCAAGCGCTACGATGGCGATCCTCCGGTCGAGACATTCATGTCAACCGATGAGTACCTCTACAACATCACGTATATGAAGGACAAAATCAACCAACGCATCTCCATTCTGCTCAAACAGTCTGCCGTCGACTGCGAAGTTCATCGGAAACTCCATAGTCGCGAAAAGCCTGTGATTTCATGCATGCGGTTTGATACGACTGTAAAGGGCGAAGACTTGGCCTATCGCCCGAACATTAAGAACGATGACATGGACGAGACCTACATGCGAAACATGTCTCGCAAACGTCGTCGTCTTCAGAAGGTCTCCATTAAGGGAATCGTTTTCTATGTGGATCCGGACACCAACGAGGTGTTCGACGGACCCGCGTTTGACGACCAGCAGCGCCTGCTGCGGCTAGGTATTAAGACATCCCCGACTCAGATTCGGTGGATTATCCCGTAAGTCCTAGGATTTTATCAAGCCACTCGTCACAGACACCCGACCAGCTCTTGAACCTGTAATTCTTAATCGTCTCGCGCAGCTGTGTGATGTTTTCGATTGCAGATTCCATTGCATCCGCAACCTTCTCGGGGTGGAACATCGCGAACTGTCCACCGAGCGGCATTGTGCCCGCGGCGTAGACCTTAAAATCGGAGGCGACAAACCGGGCGACTCGCTCGTCTAAGAACGAGCGGTACGTTCCAACATCCGTGACAACCTGCGGGGCGCCTGTGTAAAGGTGCTCAAGTTGGCATAGACCATATCCCTCTCCGTCCGAGGTATTGATACCAATGTCCGCGACGTTGTAGAGCTGATTGATACCATCGTCGGCCATAACGTTTGGAGGAGCGGTATCGACAAGGAAGAGACGGTTGGCAAAGGAGTTCGGCGGAAGTCCGGCCTCTGCGAGTTCCAATGCGAAGATGCGAGGCAAGTCGTAATGAGCACCCGACTGGGGAGAAATGTTTGTTGCAATGATAAGATAGTATGGAGTATCCTTCTCTCGCTTGAGAAGCCGAACAAAGCTCTGTACGGTGAGATCAAGCCGCTTGCGCTGAGAGTTTCGGTTAGCATTCAGGAAGATGACTCCATTCTTGGGAATGTTCATGTTGTTTCGGATTGCTACGCGCTCTTGCTCCGTCATCGATGAAAACACGGTCGGGTCAACTGCATGCTCTAGAACAGATACACTGGGATGTTCAACATAGCTGAGGAAGGTCTTCTTCCAGTAATCGGAGAAACAAAAGACATGGTCTGCGTGGTCGCGAATCGTCTCCATCAACGGTTGGGCGATTCCCTGGTACACCTGGTCAATGTAAATCCATAGCTTGTAGGGGCTCTTTCCGCGCGAGTGCTTCATCGACTCGATGAAACGATAAATAATGAGCGGGTCATTGTAGATCATCACAACATCGGGGCTGACCATATCCAGATATTCATGAATCTTGTTGAACCCGAATCCCTCCTCCTTCGGGTCTTCGTTGGCAGCCGCATCATACTGAACGATTCCTTCAGGACACTTGCGAAATCCTGGCCGGGTCGAATGACGCTGGAACCCAAAATGATAGGTCTTAATCTTGGGAGACAGAGTTGCAAGCTGGCGGAGAAGATTATAGGCGACCTTTGCATACCCGGTGGTTTGGTCTGTGTGCGTGCTAACGAGAACAAACCGCATCTTTGGCTTGTAGAGGATTCTCTCCTATAAATCACAAATGCAGGTCAACTCTGCGCAGGATTGGCTGACTCAACGAAAGCGGCAAATCGTCGCAGCAACCTACCATACGACACCTCCGCCCCAGTCTCGGAAGTACAACTACGTGTTTCTGAGTGCGGAGGCGAACGGCGCGTCAATTCGAGAGCGGTTTATCGTGCCGCCGAATCCGGGACGTAGCACGATTCCGGGCGCGACATACACGTCCTTCTGCTGTCTGTCCAACGGCCAGACGGGCGCGCCGTTCACGTTCACCCGGGTGACCACGCAGGGCAACATCCCGATTCGGGATCTCAACCTCGCCATGAGCTACAGAGCAACTCTCAAGCAGTAAGTAATGGTAACTACCATTCTAACATGGGCGACGAGTGTTTTCTATGTTATCATTCTTTTGCGCTTCTTCAGCCTTGTGGAGGAAGCGAGCTAAACAATCCGCTGTGTCTATACAAATATGGGCGGAGGCTTACTTCAGCTTGTCGCAACGGGTGCTCAAAATGAGTTAGTCAATGGAAGCCCTTCCATGACTCATTTTCGGGCGGTCTATCGTCGCCATACGAACTTCGCGATGGAGCACATTCGTATGTCGTTTAGTTCTTCAAATCTCCAGTTCTCAACCACGGGAACTCGAACCCTATCCTGCCGCATCGACCGGTTTGCAAACGTCCTGCACGATACCTATCTCGTCCTGACGCTCCCCGACATCTGGTCTCCTCTGTATGCGATTGGGTCTGCGCCTCCCGCGGGATACGACCTGCGTTCGCAGGCCATCGGTTACGAGTTCCAGTGGATTGAGAACATTGGCTACAATCTCATCGACAACGTGAACATCTCTCTGAACGGACAGGTTATCCAGACCCTGCGCGGAGAATGGCTCAAGTTCTACTCCTACCTGACACACGATGCCAACAAGCGTAAGATTGTCGATGAGATGGTTGGAAATGTGCGAGAGCTGTACGATCCTGCAAATGCGTACGACCGCATCAACCAGTACCCTCATGCGGTGACTCCCGCGACTCTTCCGTCTGCTCTTCCGCAGACCACGACTCCTGAGCCGAGCATTCGGTCTCGCCAGCTTATCATCCCGCTGCACTTCTGGTTCTGCGAGAATCCGGGTCTAGCGCTGCCTCTTATCTCGCTGCAGAACTCGGAGGCGTACATCAACGTGACACTGCGGAATCTGAACGATCTGTATACGGTCATCGACGTGAACCCGGCAAGCCCGACCTATGGCAAGCGAATCGCGCCCGTGAACTATCCTCTCCAGCTGTTCCTGTCTCCTCCTCTGACGACAGGTCTTCCGAGCAATCCCACACTCACGACTTGGTTCCCCGACCCGTATATCGAGGGGAACTTCATCTGGATGACTGAGGCCGAGAAGAACCAGCTGGCTCGCGCAGATCAGACATTCCTCGTCAAGACGGTTCAGTTTGTCTCCAAGGACGGGCAGTTCGGAGCCAATACAGATGTAGACTTGCCGATGTTCAACCTTGTCACGCGGTTTGTCTTTGCCGCACAGCGCACCGATCGTATTCTCGTCAACGACTGGGACAACTACACGAACTGGGAGAACCCCAATCGGGCACCGTGGTCTTCCATCAACGGAAACGCGATGACAAATGTCTATACGACGGGTCAACAGCAGACTTCTTCGACGTACCCTCGTTTCCCCATGGTCGATGGTATTCTTCTTCTCGATGGAAAGGAGAGATACCAGACTAAAACGGTATCCTTCTACAACCTTCTTCAGATGTACAAACATACCACCGGAAACGCGACAGCACTTCCCGGAGTCTACCAGTATTCCTTTGCGCTTGACAATGACAATTACCAGCCCAGTGGTGCCATCAATGGCAGCATGTTCAACAAGGTTACATTCCGAACGGGTCTTCAGCAGCCTCTTCCTCAGGGGACAACGACTGCTACGACGTCCGTTGTCTGCATTCTCAAATCAACGGCATTCAGCCAGAACCCGACAGTGATTCCTCCCGGACAGGTCAACGCAACTCGACCCGACGGAAGTCGTATCTATGATCCGACTGATCTGTTGTCGGTTGTTCAGACGAACGGAAACATCATCTTCACCTTCACGTATAACTATGGATTCTACGTGGAGTCCATGAACTTCCTGCGCATCGTGTCGGGTCTCGGCAATCTAGTCTTCGCATCTTAACAATGGGCACAATTAAGCAAGCCACCTATGGCGACGAGGATACGTCAACAGACATCACAGACAGCCTTGTCAACATGTTTAAGAGAGGAAATCGAGCGATTGATGTCCAGGTTGGACCTCAGCTTCTCCAGACCAAAGAAAAAGGAGGCAAGGTCGAAATCAATTCAGCAGAAGACGAGGAGATTCGAAAGAAGGCTCTCGAGTCGTGTGGGAATGGTCTCGATGAAGCGTGTATGAAGACGACACAGGATTCGCTGCGGCAGTCGAAGCTGGAAGAGAAATCGCGCCAGGCTGCTTCCGAGCCAATCGTCGGAGAGCGTCTTACCGTGACGGTTGTCGACAAGCTGGGAAAGGAGAAGACACTCGTCATTCCGAAGGACAAGCAGTTCACGTTCGGCAAGGAGCTGAGTCCCCAGGAGCAGAAAATGGCAAAGTTTCGGGACGAGTTGATGAAGATCTTTTCGTTCGAAAAGCTGGGCGGTGCAGCCGGAACAGCGCTTATGGCGTTCATCTGGGTGTTCGGTACGGCCTTTGCTTGGGTTGCGCTGTCCCGGTCAATAACTCTACCGAACGGAGATGTCATCAATCCGAGCGAGTACTGGTGGCTCAAGTGGGTGGGTGCGATATACGGAGCTATGACCGCGGGTTGGGGAGGGTTCTATGCAGTCATCATCTCGTGGCTGGTGCTCGGAATCAAGTACTATGTCTTCCAGAGAAGTTTGGCTCTCGCTAGTAAATAATGATTGAACTTCGCTGGCTGGTCGCGGGTCTCATCGTTGGAATGCTTCTGTCGACTGTATTCATTCCTCCGACACGGAAGATGAAGACCGTACCGTCGCCCAACGACTCGAGTGTGTACCATACCGATACGGGCTGTGTGCGATTCGTCTCGGAGGAGGTTCCGTGTGTCCAGGGAGCCGATTCTCTGAACCTACTCGCAAGTCTTGGCAATAAGCAATGATCCCTGTCGCGCAGGCACTCCATCGTGGTGCTCCCATTTTCTCTTTCATCATAGGGCTTGGTCTGTCGGTTCTGCTGTTTCACCGGAACTACAGCGTGAAGAAGGAAGTAGCCCTGCCTTTGCAAGAGACCACCTCTCGCGTCGTCAAGTCCGATGGGAAATGCTATCGCTATCGTGCGGAAGACGCGAGCTGTGAAAACATGTCGAATAACTAAACAATGGATTCCGACGCTACCTCTCTTGATGCTCTTCTGCCGTCACCGCAGGGACCGCAGTCCCAGCCGCCTGTGATTCCGATGCCGAGTGTTCCGACGCCCGGTCATTCGGCGATGGCGCCGACGTTCAAGCCTTCGCTTCCTGCGATGCGCTATGTTCTTGGCAATGCGAGCCTCTACGTGTCCTTCTTCCTAGCGGCGGCGATCATCTCGTTCTCGATGCCCCGCAATCTCCTTCTGCAGTATGTACCGAACGCTTTCACGTCGGGCGGTGTTGTCTCGTACATCGGTGCGGGTGTTCTAGGTCTCGCCGCTGTTGTCCTTGCCAACGTTATCAACGGGTTCCTTTCGAGCATCCTTGGCTGAGAGCCTCTGCTTGACATCGATGAGAACCTGAAACAACCGCGTGAAGTTCCTTACCCGTTCCTGCTGTTGTGCACGATTGGGGGAAGGATACTTGGCGAAGGCGATGAGCATTGTTCGGATTCGATTGATTTCGACATCCAACATGCCCTCGTCCAGAGTTCGCCGAATATGCATCTCGATTCGATAGTCAGTCCATTCACTGCCGTCCATTCTCCCAAAACGAATCTGTTTAGTTAAACCGATTCGTTTATGGGAGCAAGATGGCAGACTACTTCGAAATCTTCGACAACGTTCGTGCTGGCATCATGGGCGCGCTGGATCGCGCCGTCACGGAAGCCCATGCGTGGGAGTTCCTGGCACACTGGAATCCGGAGTGGGAAATGGTACCGCTGCCGTCGGTTGAGAACCGGCTGGCGAACTTCGACGCGTACGACGAGGACGTCTACAGCGACTGCTTCGACATGATCTGGGAAATCGCTCGGTCGGACTGGCTGACGTTCCGGGAGGCATACATTGAGGTGCACCCTCCATGTGCGTGTCGCCGGGCAAGGGGCAAGCTGGCGGACTACTGTTGGCCGCGCTACCCCGAGGCAGATGAGCCTGCGATGTGCGATGACATCCGGAACTACAGCATGTTCTTCGACAACTATACTGCTGACCGACTGTCTCGGATTGACGCCAAGGTCACCGAGCACGGTGACTGGGAGTACTGGGCTGACGACCTCCCCGCAAGCAACGAGGTCTTCTATTACCGGGTACTCCCTTACAACATCGCCGGAATCACTCGGCATGAGATGGAGATTATCCATGAGGTTGCGCGGCTGGGGTGGAACGGCTTCGTCCGGGCACGAGACCCAATGATTGACCGCTGGGGTATGCCCGTGGTAGACTAGGCTTACATTCTGTCTGCATGTTTGAATAATGAACTACCAGCCGTTTCGAGATCCTCCGGCTTGGTTTCATACACGGATTCTGGTGGGACCGGGGTTGTATCTAACTCCGGTCTTCCAAATCACTCGCAATATTTCCCATGTCATCAACTGCGCATATCAGAATGACTCTCCTGCCTGGTTCCGCAATAAGTTTCCTGACCGGTACGAGTGCCTATATGCCCCCGACAGTCCTGATGCGGATATTCGCAACTGGCTGCCCCAGTTTGAGAGGACTATGCACCGTTTCCTGCGGGAAGGAAACGGGGTTGTCTATGTCCACTGCGCAGCCGGTATGAACCGCAGTGCGACTCTTGCACTGGCCTATATCTGCAAGAACTTTCATTTCCCCATGGAGGCCATGATGCACACCACTCTTCGACAGAGACCGTGTATGTTTCAAAATACAGTCTACATAAACCAAGTGAAGGAACTACTAAATGGACGTCTTCAGAATTCGCAAAATCCGGGAGGTGCCCACGGGAACGGCGAGCTCCGGAACACTGGACTCAATGCATCAGGAAATCGTACAGAATCTTCGCGACTCGACGTTGATTCAGGACAAGTTAAAAGAGGAGATTTCAAACCTCCGTCAGAAAAACTCGGAACTGTGCTCGAAGAATGATGTTGCATCCGCCGTGGAGGCAACCCATATTCAGGCACGGATTCGCGAGATTGAGGTTGAGCTTGAGCACACGCATCCGCTGCAGGAGTACTACATGAAGAATATGGATCTCCTGATGGAGTACTACACCAAGCAGAATGCGTCTTCGCGGTCTCACGCAGCGGGAAAAGACAACTCCAATACCATTCTCAAGTTCTTTTCCCAGCCTGTTCCCGAGAGCACTGGACCTACTCGCAAACAGATGTTTGACGAGTACATTCAGCGTATGAAGCTTGCACCGGGAGCTGATGTGATTCAGACGATGACCGAGCACTGTACCGTGTGCAATGTTGCTCGCGAGGAGATTAGCTCCGAGGGTATTCTTGTCTGCCCGCGCTGTGGATCCGAGGAGTATGCGCTGGTAGTTTCCGATTTTCCCAGCTTCCGCGACCCTCCCAAGGAGCGGAACAACTACGCGTACAAGAAGATTAACCATCTCAATGAGATTCTGAACCAGTTTCAGGCCAAAGAGTCGACGGTCATTCCGGAGGATGTGATGAACGAGGTCATTCTTGAGATTCGCAAGCGCCGCATTGCGAATATTGCAGACCTGTCGGAGGATGACATACGCCAGATTCTTAAGAAACTGGGTCGCTCGAAGTATTATGAGCACCGAGCCCACATCCTTTCCCGACTCAACGGCAATCCGCCTCCTACCATTACACCGGAGATTGAAGAGAAAATTCGAGCAATGTTTCAGGAGATCCAGGCTCCCTTCCTACTCTACTGTCCCGACGATCGAACCAACTTCCTA